GTTGGAACTTGCCACCGATAAGCTGCTAGGCCGCGCTACCGCTGGCACAGGCGCTGCTGAAGAGATTGGTATAGGCGCTGCCTTGTCAATATCTGGCGGCACGCTGGCTGTTACTAACGTACCTGTCGCAAACGGCGGTACAGGCGCGGCTACGCTCACAGGTTACGTTAAGGGCAACGGTACATCTGCGTTTACGGCAGCGGCTAGTGTTCCAGTGGGCGACATATCAGGTACGCTGCCTGTTGCAAGCGGTGGTACAGGTGCTACGACGCTGGCGGCAAATAACGTCCTGCTAGGCAACGGTACAAGCGCGGTACAAACTGTCGCGCCGGGCACCAACGGCAATATTTTGGTTAGCAACGGTACAACGTGGACTAGCGCAGCGGCGGCAACAGTTGAGTTTACACGTCAGTTTGTCACGCAATCTACTACAAACTTTACGATCCCTTCCGGCGTGACAAGTGTGCGTCTTTATGCTTGCGGAAAAGGTGGGGGTACAAATGGTACAGATACTGGCGGCGGCGGCGGCGGCGGTTTTGGTTTTGGAACCCTAGCCGTTACTGCCGGACAAGTAATCGACGTTACTATTAGCAGCGGCATAGCTACTGTCGCTAGAAGTGGCACCACATTAATTACTGCTAACCCCGGTGCAAACACCACCACCGGCACTGGCGGCGCCGGCGGCAGTGCAACAGTTAACGCGACACTTACAAGCCGAGGCAATTTTAGCGGCGGCGCTGGCGGCAATAGTCGCGGCGGCGGCGGTTCCGCTGGTTCGCCATTGGGTAACGGCTTTGCGGGGGGCGCTGGTTTAGCTGGCGTCAATTGCGGCGGCGGCGGGGGTGGAATTGGCGGCGTTGGGTCAATCGGCAGCGGCCCCTCTCCGTCGTATGGCGGCGGTGGTGGGGGCGCAGGCGGCGCCGCCGTTGCCGGCGCGCTAGGCGCAGGCGGCGGCGGTTCTGGTGGCCCTTCTACTGGCGGCGCATTAGGTGGGCCGGGCCGGGTAATACCATTTACTGATCCGCTTCTTGCCCCCTTAAATGGCTTTGGCGGCAATGGCGGCATTGACGGCAGCGACGCTGGCGCTAACGGAGGCCCCGGCGGCGGCGGCGGGGGTGCCCGTCAATCTTATGTGGGCGGCAACGGCGGCTTCGGCGGCGGCGGCGGCAGCAGCGGCGGTTCCTCACCGGGTTTGGGTGGCGCGCTTGGCGGCGGCGGCGGTGGCGGCGCAACGTCATTAGCTGGAGGCGGCGTAGGTGGCGTTGGCTTTACTTCGTCTTTTATTGATGGGGGTCCAGCAACAGTCTGGATATTCTACTAAGGAAATTATGGTATGAAATGGGCCTATAACAATAACGGCGTCCTGTACGATGTGGTCATGACGCACCCAAGCATCCTGTTTCCGCAGGGTTATGCGGATCAGTTTATTGAAGTACCTGACGAAGCCGTAAACGGTTGGTTCTGGGATGGCGAAAACGTATCTGAGCCTCCGGCTCCAGAGCCTATACTTGTCCCGCCACCACCCACTAAAGAAGAACTTCTGGCCCAACTTCAGGCGCTGCAAGCCCAAATTGAAACACTTGAAGAAACACCGTCATGAAATGCGCTGACTTCGTAGGCACACTGTTTCTCGCGCGCGATGTAGCCCATTCGACGCACCTGAACACGCGTAGCTACGCAAAGCACAAAGCGTTGCAGAAATTCTACAACGGTGTGGTCGATTTGACAGATAAGTTTGCTGAAGCCTATCAGGGCAAATACGGCCTCATCGGTCCTATTTCACTTATGTCGGCTAAGAAGACAAACAACATTGTCGAGTTTCTTGAAGGTCAAGTAGACGAACTGATGGAAATGCGGTATAAAGTCGTTGATAAGGATTGCACTCCAATCCAAAACATTATCGACGAGATTTTTGGGTTGTATTACTCAACCTTGTACAAACTTAAATTTCTCGCATAAGGACACGACACATGGAACTTTTACGCCCTCTTACTGATCCTGCCTTTGGTACACAAAGCGTAGCATACACCGGAACCGCTGGTTCTGTAACTGGCTGGCCCGCAGGCCCACAAGGCGTGCTGGTGTGGTCTACATCTGACGCGTACATTGCGGTTGGCGAAGGCGTTACAGCCACAACATCAGCAACACCGCTGCCTGCTAATACACCTGTACCTATTTTTGTACAGCAGCCCGCTGGCGGCGCTACGGGCGGTGCGTGGCGCGTTAGTGCTGTCCAGATCAGCGCAAGCGGCACACTGTACGCAAAGCCGATTAACATCAGATGAGTTTTGGCATCCCTGTCCGTAATGGTGTAGGTATAGGCTTAAAAGCCTATATTTCGGTAGGTACGCGCAGCGGACCCGGCGGGGCAGTGCCGGGCGCACCTACAATTGGTACGGCAACCGTTATAAGCGCCACATCTGCGTCCGTTACGTTTACGGCGCCTGCCGACCCTGGTTTACCGGCAATTATTACAGGTTACACAGTCACTTCAAGTCCGGGGGGTATTACCGCTACTGGTTCGTCCTCACCGATAACGGTAACTGGGCTTACTACGGGTACTGCATATACCTTTACGGTTAGGGCTACTAATGCAACTGGTACGGGCCCGGCAAGCGCGGCGTCTAACAGCGTGACGCCAGCGGTTCCTTACAATATTAACCTACTTATCATCGCCGGCGGCGGCGGTGGCGGCGGTGGTGGCGGCGGCGGCGGGGGCGCGGGTGGCCGCCTTGCCGTTACCGGCCAAGCAATTTTTACATCCTCAATATATACCGTTACAGTAGGCGGCGGCGGCTTTGGCGGCTCTAACATTCTTACGCGAGGCGGTTCGGGCAGTAATAGTTTAATTAGCGGTATTGCAGGCAGTACTGCTGTTGGCGGCGGCGGCGGCGGCGCGCCGACTAACATGAGCGGCCTTGACGGCGGTTCTGGCGGGGGCGCCAATAGATACACTACTGCGGGTGTTGCTGGTACGGGCATTTCGGGACAAGGTTTTGCAGGGGGCACTTCAAATTCTGATTTTACGGGCGGCGGCGGCGGCGGCGCTTCTGCTGTGGGAGCTAATGCTACCAGCGGAACTGCGCCGGGTGCAGGCGGAAACGGCCTAGCGTCATCAATTACAGGTACATCAATTACGCGCGCGGGCGGCGGCGGCGGCGGGGTTGCTGACTCTTCAACGGTTGCGGCAGGAGGGACCGGCGGCGGCGGGGACGGCGGAAGCAATGGTTCTACGGCTGTTGCTGGCACGGCTAACACCGGCGGCGGCGGCGGCGGCGGCGGCGGCGCCCCAAGCAACTATGTCGGCAGCGGCGGCGGCTCTGGCGTAGTCATCTTATCAATACCCACTGCTAACTACAGCGGCACAACAACAGGCGCGCCTACGGTGACAACTTCTGGCGGAAACACAATTCTTCAGTTTAACTCTTCGGGGAGTTACACGGCATGAGCCACTTTGCAAAAGTCATTGACGGCACCGTTACTGAAGTTCTGGTTATTGAGCAGGACGTTATTGATACAGGGCTATTTGGCGATCCTGCGCTCTGGGTGCAGACATCATACAACACGTATGGCGGTCAGCATCCTGAAGGGCGCCCCCTGCGTAAGAATTACGCCGGCATCGGCTACACTTACGACGCAGAGCGCGACGCTTTTATTGCGCCGCAGCCGTTTTCGTCGTGGACGCTTAACGAAGATACCTGTTTATGGGTATCCCCAGTTGCAATGCCAGATGACGGCAAAGTTTATTACTGGGACGAAGAAACTCAAGCATATTGTCAAGCCACATAATTTACTGTAGTTTGACCATTAACCGTACTGGTGCGGCACATCAGGAACTCCATAGGAGTTAAACATGGACGAAACAGTCCCCAACGTAGCGGATGCCTCCGCGCCAGAACTCGAAGCCACGGCAGCAATCGAGCCTGTAGAAAACACGACGCCGGAAACGCCTGCTGAACAGGAAGCTAATAAGTCCTTCACACAAGAAGAACTTGACGCGATTGTCGGCAAGCGCCTCGCAAGAGAACAGCGCAAATGGGAGCGCGAACAGGCTCAAAGAGCAGAGGAAGTACAGGCCCGCCAGCAAGCAGGCTATGATATTACCCCTGATCAATTTGAGACTTATGAAGATTACGCAGAGGTTTTGGCCGAACGTAAAGCTGAAGAATTGCTGGCACGGCGAGATACTGCCCGTCAGCAAGCTGAAATGCAGGATGCCTACCATGATCTAGAAGAGGCGGCGCGGGACAAATATGATGACTTTGAACAAGTCGCATACAACCCCAACCTTCCGATTACAGATTTCATGGCGCAAAGCATCCAAGCGTCAGACGCAGGCCCAGACGTTCTATATTATCTCGGCTCTAATCCGAAAGAAGCTGATCGTATTGCCCGTCTAGCGCCAATTTTGCAGGCAAAAGAAATTGGAAAACTTGAGGCTTCATTGTCCTCAAATCCGCCGGTTAAAAGAACTTCAAACGCCCCGGCTCCGATTGCGCCTGTCACAGCACGTTCTACTGGGTCAAACCAGTTTGACACAACTGATCCTCGTTCGACTAAGTCTATGACTACGTCGGAATGGATCGAAGCAGAACGTATGCGGCAGATCAAGAAGTACGAGGCACAACGCAACAGATAATTTGGGATTATTACCATGTCTAACTCGATTTTAACAATTGATATGATCACGCGGAAGGCTCTAGAAATTCTAGAGAACAACCTTGTGCTGACACGTAACGTAAACCGCCAGTACGACGATAGCTTTGCTGTCGAAGGTGCTAAAATTGGCTCAACCCTGCGTATCCGTCTTCCAGACCGTGCGCTCGTAACTGACGGCGCAGCCCTTCAGGTACAGGATGACAACGAGCAGTTCACAACGCTTGCTGTTTCCACCCAGAAGCACATCGGCGTCAACTTCACGACTGCTGAATTGACGATGCAGCTTGACGATTTCGCAGACCGCGTTCTCAAGCCACGTATCTCGCAGCTTGCTGCCAGCATCGACGCTGACGTTGCCAACTCGTTCTTGACCATCGGTAACACTGTTGGCACGCCCGGCACTACGCCATCGACTTCGGCTGTTCTTCTTGCTGCACAGCAGAAGCTCAACGAAAACGCTGCTGTAATGTCGCCACGCTATGCAACTGTTAACCCTGCTGCCAACGCTGGCTTGGTTGAAGGCCTCAAAGGTCTATTCAACCCAACCGACACGATCAGCAAGCAGTTCAAGAACGGCATGATGGGTACTGGCGTACTTGGTTTCGACGAAATCAATATGTCGCAGTCCATCAAGCAGTTCACCACTGGTTCGCGTACTGCAACTGGTGGCACGACTTCGGCGGCTGTTACTACTGAAGGTGCAACCACCATCGCCATCACTGGTGCTGGTGCAGCCGGCGTAG